ATGAAGAACAGTCGAGCCAAAGTATTCAGTTACCTTCGCTTTTCGGATCCGCGCCAAGCAGCCGGTAGCAGCGCGGATCGTCAACTTGCTTACGCCGCTTCTTGGGCATCGAAAAACGGCATGGAGCTGGATGCCACTCTCACGCTGAAAGACGAAGGGCTGTCGGCATACCATGAAAAGCATGTGAAGCAAGGGGCTCTTGGCGCGTTCCTTCGTGCGATCGACGAAGGCCGTATCCCGAAGGGGTCTGTGCTTATAGTTGAGGGCCTGGATCGATTGAGCCGAGCTGAGCCTTTGCTTGCCCAGGCTCAACTTGCACAGATCATCAACGGCGGTATCACCGTGGTGACCGCCAGTGATGGCCGAGAATACAACCGTGCTGGACTGAAGGCCCAGCCGATGGACCTGGTGTATTCACTCCTGGTCATGATTCGAGCGCATGAGGAGTCGGACACCAAGAGTAAGCGTGTAAAGGCGGCGATCCGTCGTCAGTGCGAGGGCTGGAAGGCTGGTACCTACCGTGGGCTCATTCGAAACGGTAGAGACCCCCAGTGGGTGCGCTGGACCGAGGGCGGGTGGGAGCTGATCCCTGAGCGCGTAGCGGCAGTGCAGCGCGCTCTTGAACTCTATCGCCAAGGCCTCGGGGCTGGTCGCGCTGCAAATGTCATGCATGACGAAGGGTTCAAACTTACCGAGTGGGGCATATCTGGGCTGCAGATCTATCGGACGATCAAGCTGCCTGCATTACGTGGCGTCAAGCGTTTGAGCCTGGAAGGTGAAGACTACGAGCTGGAGGAGTATTACCCGCGGATTCTGTCCGACGCGGAATGGGGGGAACTGCAGCACCTCGCCGGTCAGCGCTTGCGCCGACGTGGGGCAGGGGAAATCCCGGGCATAATCACCGGTGTGGGTCTGGCGTACTGCGGCTACTGCGGGACCGCCTTGGTGGCTCAGAACATCATGAATCGCCGGCGAGCTGACGGGAGCATTGCTGATGGGCATCGCCGCTTGCACTGCACCTCGTATAGCAAGAATGGCGGGTGTTCTGCTGGAGGGAGCTGCAGTGTCGTCCCTGTTGAGCGGGCCTTGCTCAGGTTTTGCTCCGATCAGCTCAACCTACAGCGATTGCTGCAAGCCGGCGACGATGGCCAGAGTGTACAGCGGCAACTGATCGCGGCACGGGCTGCCGTAGAAAAGATCGCTGCACAGCTGGCCAAAGTTACAGACGCTCTCCTGGCGGATGAAAGCGGCGCGGCTCCATTGGCGTTTGTCCGCAAGGCACGCGAACTAGAGGCGCAGCATGCACAAGCTGAGCAGAAGGTTGCCCAACTGGAGCATGAGGTGGTTGCTATGTCAGGGGCCGTGCAGCCGGCGCAAGCCGAGCGGTGGGTGGAGCTAGCCGCCCAGGTTGAGGCGGGTGATTACAGCGCCAGGGAAAAGGTCCGACAGCTTGTGATGGACACGTTCAATCGGATCGTAATCTTTATGCGGGGGGTTGATGCCCAGGATCGCAAAGGCCGGTTTATTGATGTCCAGCTCTTCTCCCGCACGGGTCAACACCGTTTGCTTCGCATTCATCGGCGCACTGGCGAGTGGGTGGCGAGCGAGGACTGGGGCTAGTGGAATAGTGTGGCTGTTACATATTGGTTATACTGGTTGTATATACAGTAGTAGCAGGATGCTTTTGTGCTTCAGCCCAACCCCGCTTCACCTTTGCAACCGTCCACCCCATTCGAGCAGCTTGCCAGGCGTATCTATCGTCAAGTCAACAGCTCCACTGCCCAGATGCGGCGGCGGACAGTGATACAGCGTTTGTCGGGTGAGCGATCGGATGATTGGGATCGATTGCTTGAGCATTTGGATGGAGAGGAAAGCGTGCGTTTGATGCCGCTTGGGGATGGGGTTGTTCAATTGAGCTGGACCAATCAACATCCTGCTTAGTTACCCAGCGGGTAATTAAATTCAGAAAATATGCCGCAGGCATTTGACATAAGATTAGCCTGAGGCTAATTTATCTCCGTCAGTTCAGCCAGCGCATTGCGTTGTCTTGATCGCTTCGGAGGTTCACACCATGTATGCCCTTAGCCTTTCCCCCGATGCCCGATCTCAGTTGGCCCTGCAGGTCACTGAGAGCGGCACCTTCTCACACGCCCTGTATGCCGAAAATGGCATCTGCTACGCAACAGCCTACGTTGTCATTGAGCAGGGTGCTGGAGCTATCTCCGTACAGATCAGACTGGGCAGCAGTGTCAACAGCATCACCCTGAAGCGCCGTAAAGACAGCGCTGAGCGTCTTGCTGAGTTTCTGGAAGAGCTGGCAAATGCCGGTGAGTCGGATGTTCAGGGGCATCTGACCATAAGTATCTTGGAACCAAACGCCAAGCGACTCTTCAGTCAGAGCATTGAAGGATACCGGGCTGCAAACGCTGATCTCGATGCCGCGATCACCTTGGGAAACTGGGGAGCGATCAATCAAGCCCAGGGGCGCCGCGACCTACATGCCAGTACCATCGCATTGATCGTGAACCAGTGCTCAGCCGAGGTAGGAGAAGGAGTTAGGCGATGATCGACATTCCAAAGATCGGAACGTTGGAGCACGGTCGTATCAGCGCCAACGTTTCGAGCGGCTACCAGTTCACGACAGCCGATGGCCGACCGGCTCGCCTGGCGATTATTGATGACCTGGGGAATGTGGTCGAATCTGGCGATGTCGTCGCACGTGAGGCCTGGAACGTGTGCATCGCGGTGATAAAGAACTTCAAGATCGGCCAAGGCCATATTGTGGTGCACAGTGCCCCACCCGGATTAGCGCAAAGCAATCCAGTTCAGACCGTTCGACATAAGGCGAGAGGATGACCACTGGCAAATGGTCAGCGTGCCCGCAGAGGCCGCTGACCAGTGCAACGCACAATTACATACCGGTGATTTTGGCGTCGATCGCTCGACCAATGATTTCCCAGGTCCCGTCCAGAGCTACTGCCTTGTACTCTGGATTAAGTGGCACCAGATAACCTACGCCCGCATCCAAATTGTATTGCTTGAAGGTAGTTTCGCCGGTGACGGTGTGACGAGCGATATAGAACTTGCCGCTAATGAGATCGAATCCCTCAGGGCGGATCAATATCGGAGTGCCCTCAGGGAAGCTGGGCGGTGTGTCCGAGGTCATCGACTTCCCTTTAACCTTGAGCCAATAGCCTCGCGGGCCGGCATTCTCGGTAGACGATAGCCATTCATCAGCGATACCTGTGGGGTAGCACACCGAAGATTCGATTTGCTCTCCTGCCGCAACCCATGAAATCAGCGGGTACTCCCGCGCCTCCCGGTGAGGCTGCAACATGGGAGCGATGTTGGAATGGCCGCTAGATTCGGCCATCCCTTTGATTTCTGCCGCGAGTCGAGGGCTGAAGCTTTCGACCGGCTCGTCTAGCAGTCTCGCCAGAACCGACGCAAATCGGGCATTCAGCGCATTTATGCCCTTCAGGTAGTGGTTTACCGACACGGGCGTTATGCCTGCTGCATCAGCAATTTTTCTCTGATTGAGCTTGAGAGCGTTCTTCTTCGAAAGGTAAAGCTCGTTTGCTGCTTGGCATTCTGCGAAGAGGGCTGGGGCTATGGGCTTTTTCTTAGTCATCTTGAAAGTATAAGCCGCTGGCTAACATAAAAGATTAGCCTCAGGCATTGATAAAATGTATGTCTGCGGTTAATCTTTCGTCCATTCATCATTCATAGGTGCATGGCATGGAAGACATTTCTCTCGGTGACTTGGTACAGCGGATGGGGCAAGCGCGTGTTGCGCGGGCGCTTGGAGTCAAGCCTGCATCTATCGCCAAAGCTATCCGTACCCATAGAAACATCACCGTAACGATCGGTGAGGATGGGTCTTATGTAGCCAAAGAATCCCGCCCATTTCCTTCCCAAGCGAATCAGTTGTGACCCATCTGCAACTTGCGAGAAGTCCTAGCACAGGGGCTAGCAATCAGTCGGGTCAGACTAAAGGGCAGTGCCCCAGCATGAATATGTCCAATCCAAGACACCTATCGCTTACCCGCGACCAGGTACTTGTGGCCCATGCCGTCGAGATGATTGCGCGCACTGGCTTCAGCCAGGACGATTTTGCTCAATTGCTGAGCGCCAATTTGCACCAGATGATCCCGGAAAAGGCCGTTGGGAAAGACGTTCCTGACTTTGAGGCACTTGCCCAGGGCAATGATACCGGGGCTTTCCTGAAGGCTTCTGGCGCGTGGCTGCGCCGTGTTGGTCGTTGGTTGGGAGGGGAGGTAGATCTACCGAGCTGGATCGAGGAGGCCTGGGTTCAGGCGCTCACCGGGGACTTTCACGAGCGATGCCTGAACGAATTGGCCAGCCGTCATGGGCTGACCGGTGCGCGGGCTCTGAGAGGCGATGCCAGCCCGGTGGGGGTGTTCGGTCAATTGGTAGCGAAGTTGGGCAGCACAGTCGAGCTGGGCAGCGAGATCTTGGCTGATGGCCGGATGGATGCTCACGACCTGGACAAGTTGCCAGAGTTTGTTGAGCGGCTTCGATCGGCAGAGGCGCGCTGCAGTGAGCTGCGTTCCCGGGCCGAGGAAGTGTTGCACGAACACCAGAATCCGACCCCGGCCGCAGACTCGGTGAACTCGAGCCTGTGACCCACGCCAAGCAGACCACCAGCACCCGAGCGGGCAAAGGCCGCTCTACTGCTCCCAGCAAAGGGCGGCCTGCTGTTGTGCGCGATAAGAAAGACCCTCACGCGGCGCTTCGTGCCCCCGTTCGTGCCCCTCGATACCGCGCCCCGCGCAACCTGACCAACGAGCAACTGCAAAACCCGCTCCTGCGCATGGCGTTTTCGCGTCTGAGCCGTATCGGCGAACTGCGGGGCCAGTACCTGCGTGAGCTGGACAACATCCACGGCGGTCGACGCACCCGATCGGAGAAATTCGCGGCCTTGGCGAAAAGCGCTGAGCAGTTGCTTTTGCGCCTCGACTTGGCCACCGGTGTGCTCGGTTGGCTCGATGTCGAGCGGGGCCAGTTCTTCCTCAACACACAGTGCGGAATTGCCGAGGATAGCGGTGTATCTGCCCCCACGCTCAACCGGCTGATGCACAGCCTGGAGCTGGCCGGGTATGTGTACCGGCGTATCGAGAAAGTCCGGCTGGATGAGAAGGACGATGCGGGTCTGCACCTGGTGCGGACTCGTGTCCTGGTACGCTTCACTGAGAAGTTCTTTGCTGATCTTGGTGTGCGCTACCTATGGTTCCGTGCAAAGAAAGCCGCCCTCAAGAGCAGGGATAAACAGCTTCGCGATATCAGCGGCCTGCGCGTTGCGAGGCAAGAGAAAGCGTCCCTGGAGGCATTACGCCGGCAACAGTCGCGGCATAACTGGGAAAAGAGCGAGGCGCGCAAGGCGTCTCAGGGGCAGTTAGAGATACTGGCCCAGCCTCAAGGGGCACCCGGTGGCGGCAAGCCGCCCCAGGACGCCGACAGAGGCCCTGGCAGACCAGAGCATGCCCTGGAGCGGCTTCTGCGAAGCGTCCAGGTCAAGAAAGACACCTAATCCCCGCACCACCATCGCGCCTCTCGCGAGGCCTGGCCACGCCTGGCCATCGAAAATCCCCCCTGAACTCCCGTCTATTCTCCCCGCCGACCAGGCGGCGGCCGCGTCTGCGTCACTTTCCCCATTCGATTTTCCGTTGCGCCTGCGATCCCACCCCCTCGACAGAGAGGGCTTTGTATTAAATGGAATTTTAAACCCCACTCAGCACCCCCGAAGGGTATAAAAAAGAGTCTTCCGAGGTGTCCACAGGTTCGGCGTGTAGGGAACCATATGATGCCTTCGCCCAAGGGCTCAGATCGCTACGCTCAATTCTTTACCATGTCGCGGGCTGCTCGCCCGCACCCCGGCAGGGCAGTGCCCTGCACCCAGCGCTGGAGATCCTGCACACCGTGCAGGATGACCAGCGCGAGCAAAGAGCGGTAATCGGGCGCGCCGAGTCGAGGTGCAGATTTTGCCGGCTGCGCACGCGAGCTCGATCGGGCGGCGTCGCCGAAAGTTTGGGGGAGGGGTTGACCAGTGATCGGCCGCTGCGCGGGTGTCGCCGCGCTGAGTCCGCGGGCATCACCGTCGATCGAGCAGGCGGCTAATATGCCTGCGCTGCAGGCATTGACGTGTCGTGCTTTCGAATGGGGGCGGTTAGCGATCGAGGCGGGGGCCTGAAGGGGGCGATCACCGGGGTGGGCGGGCGACGGAGTGTGCGGGTTGCGCCTCAGGCTCCGAGCGGTAGGCCCAGTTGCTGCAACAATTTCTGTTGTTGATCCACAGGTAGGCCTCGGATGCGTTCGACCAGGAGCGTATCCAGATGCTGCGCAGGCGGGCGCAAAGTGTGTTTGAACGTCAGTTCTGAGACCCAAGTGTGCCCGCACGTTGCGTTCAGGCATTGGCAATAGAGCTTCGCGTAGCCCCGGGTAATTTCCTCCCGCGAACTGATGCGCCCCTTGTGGTCGCAGGCTGTGCAAACAATCCTCATGTGTCCCTCCCCGGGGTGATTTGTACGCCACTATTATGCCGCCTATGCTGGGTGTAATCACTAAATACTGTGCATTTATTCAGTTGTTTTTGTCGTTGATTCGGATTCTTTCCAGTTGATTCTCCTGTCGGCGCGTAGTGCGTTGTTCATCTGGTCGAAGAGCTGACAAATCGGGCGTATTTCATTGCTGGTATAAACACGATCGATCTTCTCGATGTCCCCGAAACCGCCGCTGTTCTCGGGGATGATGCCGGCCAGAGCAGGGTTCATCCTCCAGGCTGCGATAATGTCGTTCCGGGTGATGTTCTTGACCTTCTCAAGTTCGTCCTTGGCCTGAAAATCGCCCACGGGGATGATCTTGATCGCGTCCTCTTTCCCACCTGGGATGTTGACGAACATCGATCGGAAGTTACCCACACCCTTACTCGCGCTGATCTGCGCCCGCAGCTCGTCTTCGTCTTCTTCGGTTAGGTCAGGGTCGTTGGTGTAGAAGATGTACCCGGCATGCGCGCCGTTGGCGTAATAGCGCCGGCGGAACAGAGTGGCGGCTTCGTTGAGCAACAGTGCTTGCAGGCCGCCCAAGTAGTCGGGAATGCCGTAGATGTTCTGCTCCACGTCGTAGTCCATGACGTGCTCGATTTCGTCCTGGTCGAAGTCCATTAACTTGTTATCCGGCAGCAACAGCCTGAATCCGCCGTCGGTTTTCACCCGCATGTTGATTGCCTGCAGGTGTTCAAGCTCCAGGACCTGCCCGAACGCATTGGCCTTGCGATAGAAGAACGCCTCGCCAAAGACCATGTAGTCCAATCCGGCCCGGCCCATGGTTTGCGCGCTGCAGCCATCCGATGCAATGAACTCACGCAACAGCAGGTTGCGTTTAAACTTCGGGATAGCGCCGTGGTGGGCGTTGGCGCGCAGCAGCTTGGAGAGCCCCGTGCGAGACACCGGCGGCTTGTAAATCTCGCCGTCGTCGCTGGGAAAAACCCCCACGTATTCGCCGATATTGCCGCTCAGCACCTGCTCTGGCTCCCCGAAGGAGAACATCCGCGTGGGTTGCTGCTGTCGATCCGGCTGCGTTTTGCGGCGTTTTTTGTGTCGTGGATTGGGCATTGGTTCCGCTCGTAAGGTAGCGACTACGACGCCGCTTATTCGTGTTCAGAGGTTCGTTGTGCAGGGCATGCATGATTGCCCACGCGATATCCGCGTGGCCGGTGGCATCGGTCCGGGAGGCGCTGTAGGTGACCTGGCCGCTGCCTGTGGTGCCGCGCTTGATCGTCAGGAACGCCTGGGCGATGTCGGTCCAGCCGGCGTCCCATTCGATCCGGCTGCCCTGGATCGTGTCCTGGGCCTTGAGTACAAGGAGGTTTTTTGTCTCCAGGCTGTAGTGGATCGAGGTGGCGCGCGGGTAGAAGTCGCGCACCAGGTCGAACACGCCGTAACCGATGCCGGTGGTATCGATACCGATGTGTTGGACGTTGAAACGTTCGGTCAACTTCTTGACCTGGTCGGCCTGGTACTTGAACGACTGGCCACGCCAACTGTGTTTCTCCAGGATGCGGAACTTCGCTCCAGGTTCCAGGGGAGGGGCGACGACCACACAAGTGGCGTCGTCGCGTGTTCGGCTTGGGTCGTAGCCGATCCAGACTGGACTGTTGCCATAGGGGCGGTCTGCCGTGGGGTCGAGGTCTTCCCAGAGCGTCAGATCGGAATAGCATCGCTCCAGGTCTTTCAATCCGAACGCGCTCTGGGTACTGTCGATGAACTTGCAGTAAAACAGTTGCTGAAACTTGTCTTCGTCGTACTCCAGCTGCAGCTGCTCGAGGTCGAACAGATCGCAGCCACCGTCGATCGCATCCTGGATGGTGATTGTCTTGCGCCATTGGCCATCAGGGCACAGCGCGCCTTGGCTGTATGCCTCTTCAATCGGCCAGGTGCCGCCAGCTTTTTTGCCACGCTTGCTGTTGCGGAATTCCTCGCCGGTCCAGAACGGATAGGCCTGGTGAGAGACGGCGCTAGGGGTAGAGAAGTAGGTTTTGCGCCACTTCTTATGGGTGCCCATGGCGCTGGCCACGGTGCTGAGTTTTTCGAAGTCGCGGATCCAGAAGTATTCGTCCACGTACACGTGGCCGTGATAGCCCTGGGCGGTGCTGCTGTTTGTGCTGAGAAAGCGCAACTCGGCGCCGTTGCTGAGCACAATCGGGTTGCCGGTCAGCTCGATGCCGAACCATTGCTGGGCGAACTGGATGATGTAGCTACGGAATATTTCCGACTGCGCCCGGCTTGCCGACAGGAATACTTGGTTGTCGCCGCTCAATACGGCGTCCATGAACGCCTCGCCGGCGAAGTAGTAGGTCAGACCCACCTGCCGGCTCTTCAGAATGTTGCGGATCCTGCAGGTAAGCGGGTTCTGCTTGGCGGCGAAAAGCTCCTGCTGGTAGCGGTACATTTTGCTGATGAACTTGTCGAGGAAGTCCACCTCGGTAAGGCCGCTGATATCGTTCTTGGCTTTCTTCTCTTTGCGTTTCCCGCCCCGATCGCCACGGTCTCGGCGTTCACGACGTGGACCCCGAGGCTCTTCCTGGTCGGAATCCGCTTGCGCGTCATTTGCCGGCGTTGCCGCCGGACGGCTCGATTGCTTTATCAGCCGCTCGCGGATAGACGTCAGGCGTTCCAGCTCACTCAGTTCGCCCTCGGTCAGCGTGCCCTGTTTTTCCATGATGAGCGTGATCCGCCGGCTGACAGCGGTCACCGGTTCTTCATCGGTCAACATCTCGTCCCACTCGCCCTGGCGGATCCAGTGATAAATGATCCGCACGTTGGGGAGCTTCAGATGCGTCTGGATTTCCTTCACCGAGCAGCGGCGTAAGTAGAGGCGCTTGGCGGCCTCTTTGACTTCTTTTGGATAGATCATGGGCCGCAGTCTATGCGGCGAAAACGCTGAAAACTCGGGCTAAATCTTCTAGAAAATCCTAGAACTTGAAAATAGGAGGTTCGAGAAAGTAAAGCGTTTGGCCGACGGCTTTCAGCTCCCTATCGTGGCGCTCATCGACCACCACCGAGCGCTGCATCAATGCCCCGTGCCCTTGTCTCCTACTGGAAGCGTGTAGCCGTTAGCGGACCAACTGTTGATGGCCGTGAAATCTTGCCCCAGGAGCTGCGAGACATCGCGGAGACCTACGACCCGTCCCTCTACACCGCAATTATCTGGTGTGAGCACGAACGGTGCTATGGCTCTTTCGGGACGGTGTTCGCTGTACGGCTCGTTGAGAAGGCCGACGACCTGGAGGAGGGCGCAGTGGCTTTGGAGGCACAGCTTAAGCCTAACGACAAGCTGCTACGTCTCAATGACATGGGCGAAAAGCTCTTCTCCAGTATTGAGATCGACCCGAATTTCAGGGGCCGTGGCAAGGCTTACATGCGCGGCATCGCTGTGACAGACGAGCCGGCAAGCGTAGGCACCCAGGAACTCTATTTCTCAGCAAAGACCAGCAAGCACACCTACTTCGCTGCTTCGCAGTACCTGGGCCCGCTCCAGGACGAACCCAAGAGCGAAATGGGCAAGCTGGCCAGCATGATCGTCAGCCTTTTCAGGCGCTTCGCAGTGGATGACCAGGCCCCTGTAACTGAACCCACCCCAACCGAGAGCAAACCCCCAATGGATGAAGCTACCGCAACGGCCCTCAAGGCCCTGCTGGCCCAGCTGCTGGTCGTCGCCGCAGGCATTCAGGCTGTAATCGAGCCAGCCGCTGAAGAAGCACCAGAACCCGACGCCGAGCTGATCGATGATGTTCAAACTGCAGTAGACGACATTGTCAGCACCGCCGAGGAAGAGCGCGAGTTCCGCCGCAAAGGTGCAGGTAACAAAGCCGTGCTGACTGCCCTGAAAGACCTGCAGCGCCAATTCAGCGTTCTGCAAAACACCCCAGCCGGGCGCCAGGTGCCACGCAATCCAGGCCCAGTGACCGCACGCAAACCACGGGTGCTTTGATATGTCTCGTAATCTGAGCGCATACGGCGCCCGAATGTTCGCGGAACTGCAATTCGCACTTGCAGAAACCTATGGCGTTGACCTGGTCAGCGAGCACTTTAGCGTTGAGCCGTCGATTGCCCAGGAACTGAACGACGCCATCACCGCGAAGGCCGACTTCCTGGAACGCATCAACGTCATTCCGGTGACCGAGATCAAAGGTCAAAAGGTGTTCATTGGTGTGTCGGGGCCAGTTACCGGCCGAACCAACACCAAGACCACCGACCGCGAGGCAAAAGACGCCTCGGCTCTGGATGAAGCCACCTACGAACTGCACTCCACCGAATCCGACGTGGGCCTGCCGTACGCGAAGATCGATGCCTGGGCGAAGTTCCCTGACTTCCACCAGCGTTATACCGCTGCTGTGCAGAAACAGATCGCCCTGGATCGCATCATGGTCGGCTTCCACGGGCTGAAGGCGTCTCCGCAGACGGATATCACTCAGTATCCAATGCTGCAGGACGTCAACAAAGGTTGGTTGCAGCAGCTGCGCGAGCAGGCCCCTCAGCAGGTACTCAAAGAAGGGAAAACCGCCGGCAAGGTAGTACTCGGTGCTGCAGGCGACTACGCGAACCTCGACGCCCTGGTCCACGACACCTTGCAAATGGTGGATGAGCGTCTTCGCGACGGCGGCGACCTGGTGGCAATCATCGGTTCTGACCTTCTCGCTGCTGACAAAGCAAAGCTGTATGCCAAACAGGGCGACGTCCCGACTGAGAAAGAACGCATTGAAGATGCGCAGGTGATCGCTACCTACGGCGGCTTGCCAGCTTTTAAGGTGCCGTTCTTCCCGGTGAATGCGGTCCTGGTCACCAGCTTTGACAACCTGTCGATTTACTACCAGGACTCCAGCTGGCGCAAGCAAACCGTAGACAACCCGAAGCGCTCCCGCGTCGAGGACTACAACAGCCGTAACGAGGGTTACGTGATCGAGCAGCTCGAAAAGATCGCGCTGACCGAAAACGTGGAGCTGGCCGCATGACCAGTCTGGCCCTGGCGCACAAGCGCCGTACTTTGGCCCTCGGGGTCGCGGCAGTAGCCGCGGCTGCCGCAGTTCCTCAGGCGTACTCCAGCGCTACGGCCCTGGACAGCCCTGCCAACGCGAAAAAGCACCTGAGGCTGATGGAAGCCAGCCTGGACCAGGACCTTGAGCGTTTGAGCACCATCAAGGGTATGGCCGGTAAACAGGATCTGAAGCGCGGCGAACTGCTGGGCAAGTACCAGGACTACGTGCATCGCTACCTGGACTCCGGCCTGGTCTTCCCGAACCGAGTCCTGGTCCAGGTGATGGTCTGGCTCTTCGACACCGAGCAGTTCGAAGACGCCCTGGAATTGGCTGATATCGCGATCGCGCAGGGGCAGCAAATGCCTGAGGGCTTCAAGCGTCGTGACGTTCAGACCTTTGTTGCTGATGCCATCGGTGACTGGGCCTATGCCGAGTACCAAGCCGAGCGTAGTCCAGAGCCTTACCTGTCCGATCTGCTGCCCCGTGTGGATGGCGAATGGGACCTGCCGGAACAGATCCCCAGCAAGTTCCACAAGCTGATTGGTATGCGCGCCATGAAGGATGAGCAGTGGGAAACCGCACTCATGCACCTGGAGCGCTCCACCGAGCTGTACGCCAAGGCTGGCAATGAAACCCGCATCAAAGAATGCCGCAAGGCGCTGGCGAAACAACGGAACGCCGCCGGCGTAACCGAATAACCGACTACCCCCCCCAGCGGGAACCCGTGAAACGAGTCAGCCATTTATGGCCCGCCCCGTTGAAACGGTGTTTCCCGCCCTATTCGAGTGGCCAGCGATGAGCTTTTCAGGCAAACCCACCACGTATGTGGAACAGGAAATCGAGAACGACGGCTTTTGGCCGAACCTCTCCGTGTCCGAGTTCCAGAAGGCTTACCGCCTGCCGGGTGAGTACCTGGGCGAACTGCTGGTCACTCTCCTATCCACGGCCATGCTGCAGGTCAATGCCGACCTGAAGCGCCTCACGGCCAGCTGGCAATCGCTTGGCATCACCACCGTTGCCACAGCTGACTCCCGGTTGCTGCCTGAGCGTGCGTTCAAGGTCGCACTGTACAAGCGGGCCGTGTACTGCCGGGCGAAAGGCACCGCCCTGACCGACTTTGCAACTGTCACTCGGCGCGAAGTCGCCGAGAACACCGGCAAGGAAGCACCAGAGCGCGGCGAGACTTACCTGGAGTTCAGCGCCCAGGCCGTGCGGGCCCTGCAGGGTCGCAGCCGCATCACGGCGGCGCTGCTGTGATCCAGCTTCAAGCGCTGACCGCGCACCTGCTCGATCGCCAACTGGTGGCGCCTGAGCAGTTCGACAGCTGGTGTGAACAGGTGGACCTGGTCCTGGTGTGGCGCTTGGACGAACGCGGCCTGCACATGGGCAACATGCGCTATCGCGCCGTGTTCAGCCTGGAGCGCTTCAACGGCTCGCCGGCGCGTCTGATGGCGCTGGTCGGTAGCTGGTTGGAAACCCACGACCCTGACCGCGACAAGCACGAACTGCCGGCGCCGGCGTTCGCCATTGAGCCCCTGGACCTGGGCACCGAGCTGTTCGACGTGGAGCTGGTCCTGGAGTTCGTAGAACCCCTGTACCTGGCCGAGGATCCAGACGGCGAGATTCAGGCCTTCGATAAGACCTGGTCGTTTATTCCGTTCGATCTGTGGGTTGCCGAACAGGGCGAGGTGGTCAGCCATGGCGAGTAATCCCCTCGGGCTGACCACCCAGGGTCAGCTCGGCGTCCAGGAGCAGTTGGCACTGCTTCGCCTGCCACCGCAGAAGCGCCGGCGCCTGCTGAACAACGTGAGCAAGCGGGTACGGACAATCAGCCGCAAGCGGATCCGCGAGCAAAAGAACCTCGACGGCTCGTCCTTTGCTCCCCGCAAAAGCACCGAGAAGGCCAAGAAAAAGATGGAGGCCGGCCTGGGCAAGCTGCTCCAGGTCACCAGCCTCACGTCTGACCAGGCCGTCCTGGGCTGGAAAAACGCGCTGACCGGCTGGATCGCGACCCAGCAGCACAACGGCGTGTCCGAGCGCAGAACCGCCGCCCAGATGCGGCGCTGGAGCCGCGTGCCCGCAGGGACGGCAGCAACTCCCAAGCAGGCCAAGCGCTTGCGCCGGTTGGGCTTCCGTACCCGCCAGGCCGGTAAGAAGACCCTAAGCCGGCCATCCGTGGCCTGGATTCAGGAGCACGTCAACTACGCCCAGGCCGGGCTGCTGATTCGCATCCTGGACGACCAGTTGGCCGCGTCCACCGGCGCGCAGAGCTGGGAAATCACCCTGCCTAAGCGCCAGTTCCTCGGGGTCAGCACCGCCCGAGACACCAACGAGCTGGTGAACCAGGTGTTGCAACAAATCCTCAATTCACCCCGCTAGCGAGGCATCAAATGGCACTCGGCAAAGTCAGCGTGAACAATCTCAACCTCGGCCAAGGTGCCGTAACCGAGATCGAGCGCTATTTCCTTTTCATCGGCCCCGCCGCCAAGAACGTCGGCAAGCTGGTGCCCCTGAACACCAACAGCGACCTGGACGGCGAACTTGGCGTGCAAGCCAGCGACCTGAAAACCCAGGTTGCCGCAGCCCAGGCAAACGGCGGCGATCGCTGGGCCTGCCTGGCCGCGCCGATCGGCCCCGAAGGCGAGTGGGCTTTGGCCCTGGAAGACGCCCAGCAGAAAGGCTTTTCTGTCGAAGCGGTGGTGATCACCAAACCGGTTACTGCCGGCGCCGAGCTGGAGGCCATGCACGCCGCCGCCGAGCAGCTCAATAACAAGTATGGCCGTCGTGCATTTGTGCTCGCCGCGTCCGCCGGCATCCAGCCGGCCAGCGGCTGGGCCGAGTATTTGACCGAACAGAAAGCTATCACTGCCGGCATTGCCGCGCCGCGTGTCGTCGTGGTGCCGCAGCTGCACGGTAACGACCTGGGCGTGCTGGCCGGGCGCCTGGCCAACGCGGCCTGGAGCATCGCCGATACCCCCATGCGCGTAGCCAGTGGCCCAGTGCTGAGCCTGGGCCCTATTCCTGTGGACAAAGACGGTGTGCCCCTGCAGTCGGCCACCCGCGCCGAGCTGGACAAGGCGCGTTTCTCCGTCTCGCAGACCTACCCGGATTACGAGGGCGTTTACTGGGGCGATGCCAACCTGCTGGACACCACCGGCAGTGACTTCCAGGTCGTGGAATACCTGCGCCTGGTCGATAAGGCCGCCCGCCAAATCCGTCCTTTGCTGATTCGCCGCATCGGTGACCGCCGCCTGAACAGCAGCCCGAACAGCATGGCAGCCAACAGAACCGCCCTGATGGCCCCACTGCGCCGCATGGCCAAGGCCGTGAAGTTCGCCGGGGAAGTCTTCCCTGGTGAGATCCAGGCGCCCAAGGACGGCGACCTGGTGCTGATGTGGCGTAGCCCGACGCAGGTCGAGGCCTTCGTGAAAATCCGGCCCCAGAACTGCCCCAAAGACATCACCGCGAACATCGCGCTGGACCTCTCCCAGGACGACAAGGAATAACCCATGGCCAGAATTGGCGGCATGAACTTTGACATCAACGTGGGCGACCTGAAGGTGCACGTTGAAAGCGCAACCCTCGACATCACCGACAACAGCGCGGTTGCCCAAACCGGCGGCGTTCCTGACGGCTGGGTCGCGGGTGACGTGGCGGCAGGCGGTGAGCTGGAGCTGGACACCTACAACTTCAACTTGCTGGTCGAGGCCGCCGCCAAGGCCGGCAGCTTTCGCCAGATGGAACCCTTCGACACGCTGTTTTTCGCCAAGACCCCCAGCGACGAGATCCGCGTGGAAGCCTTCGGCTGCAAGCCAAAAATCTCCAGCCTGCTCAGCATCGATCCGAAAGGCGGCGAGAAGTCGAAGCACAAGGTGCCGTTTGACGTCACCAGCCCGGACTTTATCCACATCAACGGCGTGCCATACCTGTCCGCTGAAGAGATCGAGGGCCTGAGCTGATGGCCTGCCCGTTCGATCGTGCCCAAGCCCTGGAACAGCGTCAGCGTGACCAGGCGATCGCCGCCCAGCTGGCCCAGGCGCGCCCGGCGGGCCCAAGCCTTACCCACTGCCAGGACTGTGACAACGAGATCCCCCAGGCGCGCCGCGCCCTGGGTGGAATGGTCCGTTGCGTGTCCTGCCAATCCACTTTCGAGCGAGGTCTGCGCCGTTGAACAGAAGTGTCCTGCCATCGCAACCACCTTCGCCACCGCCACCTCCCCCTGCGTTCGAAGCAGATCCTGCTCGACTGGGAAAGCTGGAACAGAAAATGGCCGTCGTCGAGCACCGTCTGGGCCAGATGGAAAGCCGGCATGAATCAGTGCCGACCCGCATTACCAAGCTGGAGCAGCAGTTTGAGCATATGTCTGACCAGCTTTCTGAACTCAACGAGGGCCAGCAAGCGCTGACTGTCGTGGTGGCGGGCATTGGTAAAAAGATCACTTGGTCGATGGGGGTTGCGGCTGCCGCTTGGGCGATTTTGCAGATGCTTGTCCCAGTTGTTTTGCGCATGGTGTTCCCATGAGCCTGCGCCAGAAGATCCTAACCGGGTCCATCGCCCTGGTCCTGGGCAGCAGCTCCCTGATGGCGTTCCTGGGCAAGTGGGAAGGTGAAGGCCAGAACGTGGTCTATGCCGACAAGCTGGCCCGGGGCCTGCCCACTGTCTGCAAAGGGATTACCCGTCACACCAGCCCTTATCCAGTGATCGTCGGGGACTACTGGTCGCCCGAGCGCTGCGCCGAGGTGGAAAAACTGGTCATTGAAAAGGGCCAATTGAGCTTGGCCGATTGCCTGACGAACCCGCGTATCAGCCAGGACACTTTCGACGCCCTGAGCAGCCACGGCCACAACGTCGGCACGCCATCCACCTGCGCGAGTCGCGCCGTGGGGCTGATCAACGCCGGGCGCATCGCCGAGGGCTGCAAGGCGCTGGCCTGGGGCGCAGATGGGCGGCCCGTGTGGGCCTACGTCACCGACGCCCAGGGCAAAAAGGTGTTTGTTCCTGGTCTGCACGCGCGCCGAAAGGCTGAAGCGAAGTGGTGCGCCCAATGACCGTGCCGCCGATCCGCCTTGCCCTGGTCGTGCTGCTGTCTGGCGTGTTGGCGTGGCTGGCGATCGAACGCCTGGTCAGCCAGCGCGACAGCGCCAGACTTGAGCGCGACAACGCGCAGTTCGAACGTGACGGCCTGCGCCAGGCTGCGCGTATCACCGGCGAGCGCCTGGCGATCGCCGCCGACAACGACCGCAAGAACACCCAGGAACTGACGGATGCCCTCAATAACAACCAGGAGCTGCGCCGCGCTGTTGCTGATGGCGATCAGCGGTTGCTCGTCAACGCGACCTGCCCAGCCCATGTGCCCACCAATGCCGGCACCGGCGGCGTGGCTGATGCAGGCGGCGCCGAACTCCGAGCAGACGCTCGATCGGATTATTTCACCCTCAAGGATCAGCTCGCCCTCAGCCGGCAAATGATCCTCGGCCTGCAGGACCACGTCCGCAGTTTTTGCACTACCCCAACCCAACCTGGAGCACACCATGAGCAATGACCGTACTGAAATCACCCTGGACGTCGCCGGCAAGGATTTTGACTTCGTCCTGGATCCGGCAGTGATGAGCAAATACATCAACAGCATGACCCAGAACAACAAGATCGCCCCGGCCAACAACCTGCTGATGAACACCATCGATCAAAAGCAGCGGGCCGCGTTGAAGGAGTTCCTGGGCAACAACCCCATGACCACCCTGCAACTCGCCGGCGCCCTGGTCGAGGAATACTCGCCGACCATTGAAATCTCCGTAAAAAAGCGCTCGGCCACGCTGAACGCCTGACCGAGGACGGCCTGGGCCAACTGCTGGCCCTGGCTGCTCGCTGGCTACCTGGTGAGCCGCCCACGGTGGAAACCATGGGCACCGCCAAGTGGCTGGAGGACGAGTATTGGCGGCGAATGGAATTCGTCGTGGCGAACGGCATATCCCGAGCATTCAACGGTAACTGACCACTCATGAGCGCGAGTACATCCAGCCGCCTGGACTTTATCCTGAGCCTGACCGACAAGGTCACGGCGCCACTGGCCAAAGTCTCGCAGGGCTTCAACAACCTGGCCTCCCAGGGAGAGGCGAACATCAAGCAGATGGGCCTTGGCCTGGGTGGCTTGATTGGCGCCGCTGCAGGTATTTCCGGGTCGCTGGAGCCAGCGCTGGAGATGAACCGCGCCTTGGGCGAAGTCCGCTCGCTGGGCGTTGCCGAGGACGCCCTGGATGCCCTCAACAGCAAGTCCTTGGAGTTTTCCGTGGCCTACGGCGAGAACGCCCAGGCCTTTGTGGCTTCGGCCTACCTGATCGAAGGCGCCATTAAAGGGCTCGCCGGCGAGCAGCTGGCTACCTTCACCAACACCAGCAACGTCTTGGCCAAGGCCACCAAGACCGATACCGAAACCATGGGCGAATACGTCGGCACGCTCTACAACCTGCAGAAACAGCAGGCCGACGCCATGGGTAAAAGCGAGTGGGTCGAGCGCCTGGGCGGCCAGACGGCCCTGGCGGTCCAGCTGTTCCGTAGCAGCGGCGCGGCGATGAAAGACGCCTTCAAGGAGGCGGGTGCCATCGCCACCGCTGCCGGCGTGGACCTCGCCGAGCAGATGGCGGTGATCGGCACCTTGTCCAGCACCATGGAAGGCGGTGATGCCGGCGGACGCTACAAGGCGTTTTTCGAGAACATCGAGAACGCTTCGGAAAAGCTGGGCATGAAGTTCACCGACACCAACGGCAAGGTGCTGCCCATGCTCGACATCCTGGCCAAGCTGGAGGGCAAGTTTGGTGACCTGGGCAATGCCGCTGCCAACAACAAACTGGTGGAAGCATTTGGCGGGGAGGGCGCCCAAGTAATCGGCGCTCTGGCCAAGGACACCGGGCGCTTGCGAAACGGCATCGAGCAACTGGGCAAGGTCAGGGGCCTGGAGCAGGCTGAGAAGATGGCCAAAGACATGGTAGACCCATGGCAGCAGTTCGGGGCTGCTGTGCAGGCTTTGCGGATTGCCTTCGGCCAGGCGTTGATTCCGATCCTTCAGCCGCTGATGGATCGTCTGGTGGGCATCGGCAAGACCCTGGTGCGCTGGACCCAGATTTTCCCGAACATCACCCGCGTGATCGGGATCGCCGTCCTGGCTGCATTGGCGATCACCGCCGCGATGAGCGCGCTAACCCTGGTCGTGGGTATCAGCAAAATGGTTTGGATGGGCGCGACCGTGGCCTGGACTCTGTTCACTTGGACGGGCTGGAAGAGCATTGCCATGTTCATGGTGCACACCGTCCAGGGCGGTCTGTTTATCGCCCGTATCCTGGGCATGATCGCGGTCATGGGCGTGGCCAAGGGCGCCATGCTGCTCTGGCAGGGCGTGATCTGGCTGGTCAACGCGGCGATGATGGCCAACCCTGTCGGCCTGGTGATTCTCGGCATCGTCGCCCTGATCGCCGTCGTGGTCGCCGTCGTGGCGTACTGGGACGAACTGGTAGCGGCCCTGATGAACACCGCCGCGTTCCAGTGGGTGGCCGACCAGGTGCAAGCCCTGGGCGCCTGGTTCGACTCCATGGGCGGATGGATGGGCATGGCCAGGTCGGCCTGGGACGGGATCGTTTCGATCTTTCAGAAGGCAATCAACGGCCTGATCGAAATGCTGAACAAGATCCCGGGCGTCAACATCGAAACCCGATTTGGCGAACTGCCAGAACCGCCACAAGTGCCGGAGATCCCAGGCCAGGCTGTGCCGGTCGGCGTTATGCCTATGGCCGATCCGCTGCCACTGCCGGCAGCCAAGGCGCTGACCCAGGTGCAGCCCGCTGCGCCGCTGGTAACCCCGTTGCCGGTCGCAGCTACACCGCCGGCACCGGTGGCCAAGGCCATGGAGCAACAACCTCAGCTCAAGCTGGTACCGCCACCGGTGGCGGCATTGCCTGCCCCAGTTGCAGCCCCAGGTCCTGCGGTGCCGGCGGCGCCGGCCTTGAAGCTGGTAGCCCCGACGCCGGCACCGCTGGCCAACCTGCCGGCGCCGGTACCGGCCCAACCTGAGGCGATCGGCCCAACGCTCAAAGCCCTGGCCACGATGCCACCGCTGCCGGTCCAGGTGCAGGCCGAAACCCCGGTTGACCAAGTCGAGCGCAACCGCGAGCGCCTGGCCCAGGCCGCGCCCAGCCTTTCACCTGTAAAGCCAGCAGCTGTGCCGCAGGGCGGCCTGATGAGCAGCATCCAGAACCACAGCCAGAGCCAGGATCGCCGTATTCACATCGAGAACATGAATGTTCACAACAAGAATCCCATGACCCAGCTTGAGCTGGAGAACATGGTCAGCATGGCGGTGGGCTGATGAGCGAATACATAGACCTGCTGATCGAGGACAACGACCTGGTGCTGGACCCTTCGCGACAGCCGCGGCTGATCGAGGACCGGGCCAGCATCGCCCAGGACATCGCCCACATGATCCGCGACAGCGGGCTACTGGTCACCCTGGTGGCCGAGCGCAGCCGCGCACGCCAGGCCGATTGCATCCTGCAGTTGGAACTGCTGGTGGAGGCCGACGAACGCCTGGTGCCTGGCACTGCGCGGATTCTCACGGATCGCCCCGGGGTGTACCTGGTCACGGCCAAGACCCTGAAATTTGGCGCTATCGAGGTGTATTTGTGAGTGACGTAGATTTTCGCCAGGCCATGATCGATGCCGGCATTCCCACCACCGAAGAAAGCCTGCGCAAGGCCTGGGAGGCTGAAGTGGCCGCCCAGGGCAGCAAGCTGAGCAACACCGGTGCCTATTCGCCATTCTGGCGCGTGATCACGGCCCTGGTGACCAAGCCGGTGCTGTGGCTGATTGCCCTGCTCAGCGACACGGTCATGCCCAACTTTTTCGTGAAGACGGCCAGCGGCCGCTGGCTGGATATGCTGGCCTGGGCCGTGAACATCGAGCGCAAAGGGGCGACCAAGACCATGGGCGTTTTGCTGTTCACCCGCGAGAACACCGCCGGCGATCTGCAGATGCCTGCCGGCGTGGTGGTGCAGTCCGCTGCGATCAACGGCCACGTCTACCAGCTGGTCACCACCGAAGCCGCCGTGTTCCCTGATGGCCTGCAGCAATTGTCGGTACCGGTCGAAGCGCTGGAGGTCGGCAGCGGCTACAACCTGGCGCCTGGTTATTACGCGATCCTGCTGGAGCCGATTCCCGGCATTGCCCAGGTGGTCAACGCTGACGGCTGGATGAGCGCACCAGGTGCAGATCCAGAACCCGATGAGCAGCTGCGCCTGCGCACCCGCAACCAGTTCAGCGCGGTCAACCAGTGGCACACCGATGCCGTCTACCGCGCCATGATCGCCGCCTTTCCGGGCGTGCGCCCCGATGGCGTGTATTTCCAGCACGGCGCACCCCGTGGCCCGGGCAGCGCCAATGCCTTTGTGCTGTTTGATGCCGACGTGCCGGCGGCGACGTTCCTGGAGCAGATCAACGCCCACGTCCGCGACGGTGGCAACCATGGTCACGGCGACGACTTGCTGGTGATGGTCATGCCGGAAGTCCTGCATGACCTGCGCGTGACTTTCTGGCCGCGCCCCAACCTGACCAAGGAACGCCACGACGCCCTGCAGGTCGGTATCGCCCTGTTCATCCGGGCCGCGTTCCGCGAGAGCACGGCCAGCGACTATCAGCCGACGCTGACCTACCCGCAATCGCGCTTTTCCTTCAGCCGCCTGGGCGAGGAACTGCACCAGGCATTCACCGACCTGGAATCGTTGGACTTCGCCAATGACGACATCCTGTCGGAGCTGAATATTCCGCGCATCAAGAGCCTGGAGGTAGTGCCGGCATGATCCGTCTGAAGCTGCCTTTCTGGCTCGGCGGGGTCGAACTGGCCAAGCTCAAGGAATCCAGCCAGGCCTGGTGGGAAAAGGTCGAGAACTGGCTTCAGTGGCCGCTGCAGCAGATGGACGCGGAAACCTGCCACCCGGCGGTGCTCGATCTGCTGGCCTGGCAGCGCGACATTACCCGCTTTCTCAACGAGCCGGAAAGCCTGTACCGCCTGCGGGTCAAGTACGCCTTTATCAACGCCGTCGATGCCGGCAGCACCGCAGGCCTCAAGCGCATCCTGCGCCGCCTCGGTGTGGGTTACGTCGAGATCGAGGAGCGCATGCCCGATCGGGATTGGGACGTGGTCCTGTTGCGCCTTTCCGACTCGCAGCTATCGGAAAACCCCGAGCTGATGCGGGTACTGATCCAGCAGTACGGGCGCACCTGCCGGCGCTACGACTTCGTCACCTTCACCCCTCTAACCCTGCGCGTTGCCGCAGCTGACTTCAACGACGATCAGCAGACGCTGGTCGCCCGCCTGTAGGAGCCCGACGTGGCCAGAATCACACTCGCCGGCGAAAGCCTGATTGCCCAGAAACAGGGTGCGAAACAAGTCCTGGACGTGGCCAGGTTCATCTTTGCCAACGTGCCCGGGCTGGACCCGCAACAGCCGATCGACCGCACCGCGCCGAAGCCGCCCGCCGACCAGGTGGTTTACACCTACGCCATTCCAGCGGACGGCGCCGGTTACGTGAACCCCAACCAGGTCGTGTACAGCGCGATGCTCGGCAGCGACATCGGTGACTTCGACTGGAACTGGCTTGGCCTGGAGTCCGCCGAGGGCGTGCTGTTCGCCGTGGCTTACGTGCCTATGCAGCAGAAGCGCAAGAACATCCCGCCGCTACAGCTGGGCAACAACGTTACGCGCAACATCCTGGTCGAGTACGACGGCGCCCAGGAACTGACCGGCATCAGCATCGACGCCAGCACCTGGCAGCACGACTTCACCGTGCGGCTGGCCGGCATCGATGAGCGCGAGCGCCTGAGTAACCGCGACGTGTTCGGACGTGTCTGTTTCTTCAGCGACGGCCTGCAGGTGGAAAAGGTGGGTAATGGCTACCAGGTGAAACCCGGCCTGGCCTACGTCGAGGGTGTGCGAGTCAGCAGCCCCGCCGCGCTGCCGGTACCGGGCAAGACCCTGCCGACCACGGTCTGGCTGGACGTGGTCCTGGAGCGACAGCTAAACGATGTAGCGGCCCGCTGGACCCTGGCCTGTGAGGGACAAAAGGCGGACTACCAGGACGCCCTGGGCGTGCAGCACTACTGCATTGCGCTGGCCGACCTGAGCCCCCAGGCGATCGCCGATCGGCGTCCCGTCGAGGCGATCACCGGGCCGCTGGTACAGCACTTCGCCGCCCGGGTTGGCGACTATGAGCACCTGCGCGCCCGGGCCACCACCAAGGCCGACGTAGAGCTGGAGAACCTGCCGAACGCAAAGAGCGACGACCCTTCGACCGATAGCAGCGAGATCCTGGCCACCACCAAGGCCGTGCAGAGCGTACAGGCGAAAGTTGGCGACCTGGTCAGCGGCACCACACCAGCAGGCAAGGCAACCCAACTGGCCACCGCCAGGAGTATCGCGGCCACCGGCGCCGCCACAGGTAGTGCCCAGTTCGACGGCACCCAAGATATCGCCATTCAGCTGACCCTGGCCGATGCCGGCGTGGTCCCGGGCGCGTATTCCAAAGTGGTGATCAACGCCAAGGGTTTGGTGATCGGCAATCAGGCGCTGCTGCCGGGCGACATCCCGAATTTGGACTGGTCCAAGATCACCAGCGGCAAGCCCACGACCTTGGCTGGCTACGGAATCACTGATGCGCTGCGATCGGGGTACACCGATCAAGTTCCTCGCTTTTACGGGAACACGCCGGGGAAAATGCACACGTCGTTGGCACTGGAGATTCGCGAAGTGCAGCTGGTAGCAGACGCTACCCGAGACTTCACCTATGCCCCGCGAATGGTCTTCCATTGGGGACGCGTTGCAGATGGTGAACTTGCTATGGCGGCAGAAGGGATGCTGTGCTGGAACGGCAACCCGATCTATCACGGCGGGAACTTCGACCCGGATAGGAAAGCCAACAAAGCCACAACCCTGGCGGGATACGGAATCACGGACGGCTTGAAAATCGGTGATTGCGGTCTGGGCTCCAGCGATTCGCCAGTGAACCCGACGCCCGATGGATTCAGGCCAAAAGGTGGGTTCAGCACGATTTATGATGCGCCTACAACCTTCGCTGGCCATGCCTCGGTTTTGACGATGCCCTATGTGGGGGGCGACTTCTGCGGGCAGATCGCCATGCAACAAGGTGTGCCGGTACCGAAAATCTATGCCCGCTCGATCTTGGAGCCAGGTAAGTGGACGCCACCCGTTCAACTTTGGCACTCCGGCAACTTGGTCCCTAACGACATTGTCCCCGCCGGGTCGCTGCTGGTGACCTTCAGCCGCAATCTACAAGCGGGATACCTGCGAGCGAACGGCGCAGCAGTCAGCCGCACCGTATACGCCCGCCTCTTTGCCGAGATCGGCACCTTCTGGGGAGGCGGCGATGGCTATAGCACGTTCAATCTGCCGGATACCCGAGGGATGTTTACCCGTGACGTCGACGACGGGCGCGGATTGGACCCGGGCCGTGCTCAGGGTTCGGTGCAGTTCAGTCAGAACGCCTGGCACACCCATGGAGCCAGTACCAACGAGGCGGGTTGGCACTATCACGCTGGATCCTCAGTAACGATCGCTGAAGGCGGCGCGCACCCGCACACGCTCCAGATGGGTGGATACGATGTTGCAGGCCAATACCCCGGCATGGTGGCGCCCGGTGGTGGCCAACCCCAACCAATCCAGGCAGTAGATCAAGGCGGGTCTCACATCCATGGAGCAACCCTATCGATACAGGGCGATGGGTCGCACGACCATACCGTCACGGTTTCGCACGAAGGCGGCAGCGAAGCCCGCCCGGTCAACTTGGCCCTTCATCACTACATCAAATACTGAGTCCCCCATGGCAAAGACAAAGACGAAAACGGTTTACCAAACCTCCCACCTGGGCGTGTTCACGGGCATCAGCGACGCCGACGAGTCGCCGCTGGAGCCGGGTGTGTTCCTGATCCCAGCCGGTTGCGTGGAGGTGCCGCCACCGCTGATCCCTGAGAACAAGGCCGCGCACTGGGACGGCAAGGACTGGCAGTTGGTGGACTATTACGAGGGGCTGGTGGTGTACAGCATCACCACCGCCGAATCCCAGACCATCACCGGCATGGGGCAGATTCCGTCCGGCTACACGGTGAAAAAGCCCGGGCCAGACCAGGTCTGGAAAAATGGCGAATGGGTGGACGATACCAACGCCATCCTGGCCAAGCTGTACCCGCAGAAGCTGGCCGAGATCGACAACGGCTGCAGCGCCTACATCGAGGGCGGTTTTCACTCCAGCGCCCTGGGTGAGCCCCACCGCTACAGCAGCAGCCTGGAAGACCAGGTGAACCTCAACGGCCTGTTGTTCAGCGGCCTGGACAGCGTTTATGCCTGCTACGACGCCAGCGGCAGCCGCTCATTCAAGCCTCACACCCGGGAACAACTGCACCTGGTGAATCAAGACCTGGTGCGTTTCAAACAGGCCGCCCTGCAGCAGGCGGACCTGTTGAAATCCCAGCTGGCCCAGGCCTTGAAAGACAAAAAGCTCAAGGTTATGAAATCGATCAAATGGACAGCGCCGGCATGACCTGGTCACCGGTGACCATGCGTTGGCCAGCCCAGGCCACGCAATGGATGGGTGAGCTGGACGCGGCAAAAAACCTGGCCGGTACCGAGCTGGCCAGCACCGGCCTGCGCCTGGCCAGCCTGCAGGGCATCGCCACGACCGCCCCGGGGCCCGTGGGTGCCGCCGCCCAGGGCGCGATTGACGCCGGGCGCCAGGCCCTGGCCGATCAGTTGGGCGAGGCGCCGGCCTGCCTGGTCGTGACCCCGTTTCAAAGCGGCATTGGCCAGGGCCGCGGCTACCAGCGTTTCCTGTCTGCGCCCAACCTGGTCCAGGAGCTGGCCAGCAAACTGGATGGCGCGGTCACGTTCACCAGCGCCGAAGGCCCCCAGTTCGCCCTGTGCCTGATGTTCCTGGCGACCCGCTTCGATCATCTGGCCGCGAGCCTGGCCCGCTTCAATGCGCTGATGCCATTGCCCGAGCTTGTGCGTACTGAGCGCCGGGCGCGCCACCTGGCGAAGCTGGAGTCCGAAAAGTGGGTGATCCCCGAAGCCGCACCGTTACCGCGTTGGCAGACTTTGCCGCTGGAGCGCTGCACCGTGGTCAAGGCGGCGCAGCAGTCGATGGCCGGCCAGATCGCCGTCCTGGAGAGCTACGCCGCCGACAGTTCGCCGATCGCCGACCTGCAGGCACTCGCCACCCGCAAGGCCACGCAACAGCGGGAACGCGACCAGGGCCTGGCCGACCTGCAGGCGCTGCTCCAGGACGGCCAGGCGGATACCAGCATTCGCGCGCGCATGCTGGGCCCAGGCAATGCCGCCGATCTGCGCCGCGAGCTGCTGCAGGGCGATGCACCTGGGCATGAGTGGATCATGAGCGCCGGCGCGCTCCTGGTCGGCTCCGAGAAAGGATTGAGTTTCGTGCGCGAGCTGGTGGGCCTATGACTCTGTTACTGGACGGCGAAGCGGTCCAGGGCAAGACCCTGAAAATCACCGCGAACATGCGTATTGAAAGCGACGACCTGTCGGGGCAGACCAGCAACACGGAGACGGCGCACAAGGGCTTCAAGCCCAAGACCCTGACCGTCACGCTGACCATTCCCTACGTTGACCACTCGTGGTTGAGCGCCTTGATGCGCCTGGCCGAGGCCACTGAAGGCGGCGGCCAACTGAAGACGTATCGCGTCGTCAACGACACGGCGGCGGCCTTCGGTATGCGTCAAGTGCAGTTTTCCGATGGGGTCAGCGCCCGGGAAGACGACATTTTGCAGTGTTGGCGAGTGCAGTTCGGCCTCACCGAGAAGAAATCCAACCCGGAGAAGGTTGAGAAGCGCCGGCCCAAGAATGGCGTTACCGCGCAGTCCGGGCCCGGGGCAGCAGTCGGCGGTACCGACGGTGCCGGCGGCGATGGCAGCGCCGGGGGGCAAGGTCTGAGCGGCTTTGAAGCGACGTTGAAAAAGGTGGATGACTGGCTTGGAGGCGGGCAATGAAACTGCACCAGGTGCTGACCGTTGCCGGCGTTTCGTATGACCTGGTCCGGGCCGATGTTCGGCTGGAGCTGCGCAACCCGGGGCGGGCGACTTTCACCGTCCAGGCCGGCGCACCGCTGAAGGGTCTGGTGACGCTCGATGTCGGCTACAACGACAAGCCGCTGCAACGCCACTTCATCGGCTACATCGAGCGTTGCACGGCAGCCAACGCGGTGCAGCAGGTGCTGTTCTGCCGCGAGCTGGCCGCGATCCTGGCCAAGCCCTTGCCGATGAACCTGCGCCATGTGGATCTGCGCGCTGTGCTCGAGGAGGTGGGCCGACAGACTGGCCTGAAGTTCCGCGTGCCCGAGCGCCCCTATGCGACGACCAGGGCGCCGTTCTTTTACAGCCTGGCCGCCGGCTTTCAGGCGATGGAAAGCCTGGCCCAGGTGTTCAACATTCCCGACTTCATCTGGCAGCAGCAAGGCGATGGAGAGGTATTTGTGGGCAGCTGGGCAGACAGTTTCTTTGCTGCCCGTCCTGCGCTGCAACTCCCTGCCGAGCTGTTCGACAACTACCAGGGCAACCAGAGCGCGATGATTGCGGCCCTGCCCGGGCTGCGACCAGGTGCAACAATCAACCAGGGCGAGCGCGTCACCCATGTGGCGCTCGCCGGCAATCAGATGGCGATCAAATGGAAGATGCAATCCGGCGCGCAGTAGAGCGCCAGTTCCCCGAAATCACCGGGGGTTACCACCTGCCGCGCTTCGGTCGGGTGGTCGCGGTGCCGGATGCGCCGGCGGCGCCCGGGCTGTGTGATGACTTCCGCCCGCGCTTCGGCGTTGACGTCCAGGTACTGCTACCGGACGGCGAGCCCGATCCGGCCCTGCCGGTGTTCAACAGCCTGCCGCTGCCGGCCCCCATGGGCGGCCAGGAAGCTGGCATGTTCGGCTTCCCCGAGGAAGGCACCACCGTGGTGGTCAGCTTCGCCTACGGCCTGCCGCACAAGCCCTTTATCCAGCAGATCCTGCCGCACGGCCTGAGCCTGCCCCGGGTGCCGAAAGGCGACCAGGTGTGGCAGCACAGCGAAGCCTGCCAGCAGCGTGTCGATGCCGGCGGCAACTGGCTGCGCCAGACTGATGGAAAGATTCAGGACAAGGCGACCGAGCGAGAGGTGGAGGCCATGGCCAACACTGAGAGCTTCCAGAGCCACACCAGGACCGTGGACGACCATTCGACCGAGTCAGTGGGTGGGGTTAAGAAGATCGAGGCCCTGGGCGCGCTCAAGCTGCTTTCCGGCGGATCGGCCAGCCTGGCCGCTGTGGATGATCTGCACCAGGCCACGGGCCGCGATTACAACCTGGTGATCGGCCAGAAGCATAACGCCACGGTTGGCGGGGATATGCAGGAGCAGATCCAAGGACTGCGCCGCAGTGTGAGCAAAGTCAGTCAGCGATTGCAGGCGCCTAAGACCTGGCTGGGCTCTGAGGGTGTGAACGTCCTGCAGGTGCTGTGCGACCTGCTGGACGTGGTGGAGCAGATGAACACCCAGCTTGCCAGCCACACGCACGGGCCGACCCCAGTGCCCAGCAATGCAGCTTCTTTCACCAGCGCCGGAGCGAGGGCGCGGGTTCTAGCCAGTAAAACAAAACCTATTACGCTTTGA